ACATCGCAGCAACTTCTGCTTGTGCCTCTCTTAACTGTGATTTTAAACTACCTAAGTTACTTTCAACTTCTACTACTATCGTTTTTGTTTCCATCTTATAACTCTTTTAGCTTGTTTTAATGCGTCTTTAATTGTTGTAGGTATTGCGTTTTTACCTTTCGCTATTTCTATTTCTTCACTCATATTATAGAATGAATCTAATTTTAACATCTCAAATATCTCTTTCATATTATTCTATTATTCGTCTTTGTCCGTCTTCAGTTACTCTATATGAATGGCTAAATTCTTCTAGTCTTCTATAGCCAATCTCATGTGCTTGAATTATTGTTAAATATTGATTCGGTAAAACTCCATCAGGTGTAGTTACAACCATAGGGAAAGTATTTGTTCTATCTGTTGTTCCCGCGTTTAACGTACAAGCAAAAGTTACTTGTTGTTCTCCAGTTGGTGTATAATCATTTGGTGTAGCAAATTGCGTTTCTAATGGTAAAGAAATCACAATGCTATATCCTTCAGGTATCGAAAAGTCTACCACAACATCTTGTGCTAAATAATCAATATGAATCGTTTGGTTATAATCTACTGATTCTCTTTGATTAGTTATTAAGCTAAATGAAACTTCTCCAGTAGTAAGATTAGATTTCATTGAATTAATGATATACTTCTTGTCACGAATGATAAGTGAATCGTTAAGTTTTAAAGACGTTAACATGCTTATTGGTATAATCGTCTTAACATCAACCAAACGTGTCTTAGAACTAAACAAATTTGTTAAGTATTCTTCGTAATATGTAGCATATAAACTATTGTTTTCTATGTTTTCTGTGAAACTAGAAATATCACTATTGAAATTTAGTGAATAATTAACACCTGATACATCAGCATCTTGTCCAAATGGAATGTAATCTGTAATCGTGTCAGTTGTTACACTATTATTAAACTTAAAAGATTGACTTGCTCCAATGTTTGTGTATTTATTTTGGTATAATAATACTGCTTTTGGAATATATGATTTATATTCAGGCTCTGTGCCTAAAGTATATGCTACTTGCAAATCTGTGTTTGTGAATTTTTGATGTAGTAAAGTTTCAAAAGGTAATTTAATTATATAATCTCCACCATCGTATCCAAATACTGCTTTAAGATTTGAGTATTCTTTACCAAATAAATCAAAGTGTTTTCTATTTAAAAAACAATTACTTTTTTCGTATTCAAAAGAAACAGTATTGTACAGCTTAGGTCTTGTAACTGTTATGTCATCTGTTATAACATACTTTGTAATATTGCGAACACTACCTGAATTATAAAAATCATGTAACGTTTGAAATCTAAATGAAGTAGGTGAAGTTGAAACAACAGTTAAATTAAACGTGTTGAATATTCCCTTCATAAAATCCATTATCTTCATATCAGGTGCAAATGCTGATAGATTGGTATAGTTCGTTGTTGTTGCACTTGTTATAGCTTCTGAGTAGTTTAAACTATCGTTATAAGGTGGATATGTAAACGGATCAAAATTGTTGTTTACTGTGTAATTATAAGAATAATCAACTGTCCCCGTAAATGTCATTACGGCAACAGAACGTAATTTAAAAGTATAGTCTATTGTCGCAATAGCACTACCACTAGAAGCAACATTAAAAACATTTGAGCCGTTTCCTAAGTATGAACTTGTCAAAACGCCATTTAAATAAACGTCAAGATAATAATCAATAGCAGAAGCCGTTATAATACTTACATCTATAGTGTAGTATTTTGCAGAAGCAAATGAATCACTAGGCAAAGAAAGTGTACTGTCAGCTATAGGTCTTTGTTGAACTATTGAATTGTATAACACATCTGTTGAAGCATTAGCCACTCCAAAAATTACATCTTGTGGTGCTGAATAACTTGTAGCAACTTCTTTGTTCTTATACAATAAAAACGCATCAATAAACTTTTTATTAGTTAGAATATTACCAGTAAAAGTAACTCCATATTTTAACTCTATTAAATCAAATATTGTAGCCACTCTAACTGCAGGAAACAACTCAGTATAAGCTATTGCTCCAACTGTTTCATATATATCTGTTGTGCCACCTACACCATATTCCCAAACCCTAGAAGACGAAATTAAAGGGTACTTAACATCGTAATCCGCAACTGTTAAATCTGTTTCTATTCTTGCTTGAACTTCTGCTCCTGAATATTGATGATTGATTGTAGCATAATCTAAATCAGCAAGTTTATCTTCTAAAACCAAATCTTTAAACGTTACAATATCACCAAAGAATGTTACAGAATAGCTTTCAGCATTTGATTTCTTTACTTGTGATTTCTCTAACTGAATCTTACCAGTTCTAAAGGGTACAGTATCAATTTCAATTCTTGCTGCTCTTCTTTTATTATGGTCTATTGTAGTATCAACATCGTTGTTATAATAGTGTTCAAAGATTCTATTATTTTTCGGTGTACAAGGAATAGTAAAAGACTGTGAAAAGTCAGTAAATACTGTCGCAATATCAGCTATATTTTGAACACTAGAAGTAACTTCAATCGTCTCATCATTGAATAAGTCAACCTGAAGATTCTCAATAAATATTTTAACCGATCTCATATAACGTTATTGATAATATCGTATGCATAATCAAACTCTAATGTATAGTTAATTAACTTTTCGTTTATGTGTTTTTGTACATCAACTCCTTTAGTCTTCAACTTAACTGGCTTACCGTTTAATAATACACGTTCACTAAGTAATATTTGTTTCAATGTTGTAGTTCCAAAGAACTCATCTACCCAACCAGTATTGCATCGTATTGATTCATTACCGTTTGCATTCATTACAGCATTCGTTGCATTAGATGGATTGTAATTATAACTTGAACTCATTAAATTATAATCGGTATTCTTTGTTTGTATAGATTGTTTTGAAGCCTTGAAAAGAAACTCTTTTTGAAACGCACCGTAACGGTTAATAAAATCTAAATAGTAAACCTCATATTTACACTCTTCAATAGGCCTAAAATAATACGTTGCTAGAACAACATTACTAGCATCTAAGACTTCCGTTTTACAACCATCCGCCCAATATGTTGGATTAACTTTGTAGATTGAAATAAGATTACTTCCTGAGAAATATAACGGTGTAGCCGTAAATGTTGCGCCTGATACAAGATTAGTATATTTGACCTTCCACGTACCTTCAGCATCAATAGTTAAGAATCCTGGTCTTTTATCTAAATCAGAAACTAAACCAGCAGAATCGTAATAATAATAATACGTTCCTTCATCTAATAAATAAGGAGCTAATGTAGGATTGTAGTCATCTTCATAATAACCATATCCATCTAACCCAACATAAGTCGTAGTAGATTGAAGAACTCCTGCTAAATATAACTTTACTATAACATTGCAAAATTGTGCAGTAGGTGCGTTTGAAATACTATTGTATATAGTTAACGGTGTAGTGAATGAAATGTATTCACGCAAGTAAGGACTGATATTATAATTAACACTTGTAACAACTGAACTAGGTATGCTCTTAGATAATGTATAAGTTGGTGTAGTTGGTGCTGTAGAACTATAAATTCCATTCCAAATATATAACTCACAAGTTGTTTCTTGATTTGCAGTACCACCCAATGCAATATGAAAAGGTGAACGTGTAAAAATTCTATTTGCCATTTAAACTATATTTTAATAAATCTTCAACATCTAATCCAAAGCCTGTAACAACATCATTCGATAAGTTCTTAAATTCCTTTTCAAATGGCTTGGTAAAAAACAAACTTGGTTTTATTCCTTGTGCGTGAATAGATCGTGCTATAAGGAACTTTAAAGTCTTTCTACTTATAAATTGACCTTTCTCATTTCTTGGTGCAATACCTTTCATTATTGCCCATTTGTCTAATACTTTTGTAGGTATAGATTGTTTAGACGAGTTAAATCTAAAAGGTGAATTAGGTGCTTTTTGTCTACCGTTCTTTACTCTATTTGGTCCTGCTCCTTTAACTCCTTTATCTACAAATTCACCATAATTACCCAAGTCAAAAGATAACTCAAAGCTATTTTCACTTACTTTTAAATCAGAAGATATAGTGCGTTGAAGATTACCCGAACTATTTTTTTTAGATAAGTTCTTTTTAGCTTGTGATACAACCTTATTTCTAAAATCGTCAAGCTCTTTCTTCAATCCCTTTAACATATCGTCATATCGTTAGGTACTAATACGTCAAAAGTACACGCCCATCCTGCTAAACTATTCTCAAATCTTTCTGTAAACGGCTCAAAACTAGGATTACCATCCAATATATAATGGTCTGTTACAATAGATGAACGTTTAAGTAATTCAGTTAACCTAGATTGTACGGCCAATTGTGTGTTCAATACATCTTGTGTGTTATCATTACCTACCCATTGGTCTGTAACTTGTACCTTAGAAATGTTTACTATATCCATTGAAAGCAAAGTAAAACTAAAACGCATAACCCTATCTTCTTTAGTGGCAGTATTCACTATCAAATGTGATAAAGGAAAGATTGTTTGTTTATTTAAATCCACATCGAATATATCACCCATCGTAATAGTGTTAACAAAAGCATCTAGTGCTAATGTATCTTTTATCTTTGTTGTAACTGCGTAGAATCCTGTCATTTGTTTATAATTTCTCTTTCTGTTTTAACCTTTTCGCTTTCGTACATCAACCATTGTAAGCATTGAAGAAGTCTAAGTTTTCCAACTCTTTCAAACTCTTGTACGTTTCCTCCAGCAAGTGCGTATAAGCTGTTGTACCATCCCCATCTTTTATTGAATTGTGCTTGAATTGAATACTCATCTCCTTCACCGTTTGCTCCAAATAAGCTATCGTACCCTTCAATAATTCTCTTTTTAAATTCCAAAAAAAAACCTTTGCTCCAGTAGCAACATCCAATGGCGCATACTTCATAACATCAGCATAAGTAATATTAGATATATAAGGCTCTATCTCAAACTTATCTCCTTTCGTTTTAATGATTGGTCTATACATTACAGCCATTGCTTTATGAAAGGTCTTCCAATCTCCAATGTTGTTATCCAAATCTATATACTCATCTAAAGTAATATCTTCTAAGTTAGGAATGAATCCAAACGTCTTACCACCCATCTCAAACCTATCTTGAAACTTTGGTGCTTTGCTGAATATATCTAAAAATATTGCTTCAATCTCATCTATTGAATGCTTCTTTAATAAACCTACATGGCTTAACTTGATTCCACAAAATATAGATATCATTTTCTTACCTATAAAATCAGCATCTTCATTGCTTTCTTTGATAGACATAAACGACTGATACTTCTCTAAAGATATATCACTTAATTTTGTTGGTATCTGTATTTCTATCTTCATTATATATATAACAATTAGTTCTTATTTTTGTAATAGTCTAAGGCAACATTGTACGCATGGTTTAATAATTGCATATCTCTATGAAGTGTCATAGGGTTGCTAATATTAATCTTAACTTTCACTTGTTTTACATCCCATAGAAACATCTCTACTCGTTCAATCATTTCATTCATGTGTATAAATTCCATCTTTAATATATTGCGTATGTTCCCCTTGTTGGATTATCTAACTGATAACCTACTGCATACCTGATAGCATCTAATGCATGGTTATGTTTATCAATTGGTGTTTTAGATTTCTTCTCTAGCCAACAGTAATTATTCAACTCCTTAATTAAATCAACTGAATCTTCATCTACTATTAAATCGTAATCTTGTAGTATTGTAATGCCATGAGTAACACTTCCTTGACCTTTCACAGCTTCAAGTATATTCAAGCCTTTAGAACGTAATTCATTTATTAATCTCGGCTCGGCACAATCCGCAATGATTAACCTATCTTCTGCATAGTGTTTATTAAGTTGGTATATTTCTGTAGTAGTTAACGCTGTTTGATACATTAATAACTTAAGATATATTTTCTTGTTAACTGAATCTATTGATGTTGCAACCAATGTAGATGGGTCGTTTGAGAATCCAAAATCTTGACCGTACACAACCGTACCTACATCTTGAAATTTACCTATACTCCAATTGGTAAAAATAACTCCTTCAGCTTTATCCAACCAACCACCTAGTATTTGATGTTGATATCTTTCAGGTCTTCGTAGCTTAATAGTTTCAATCTGTTGTAGGAATGATTCAGATAGATTCTCAATGTTATCTAAATACGTTGTATGTATGTACGTTGTATCTGCTTTAGTTATGTTACTTCCCGCAGCAACTCCTTTGCTTTCAAAGAATCTTTGATATATGAAGTGTTCTTTAGTAGCAGGATTAAGAATAAGAATAACTCTATTCTGTTTTGTCTTATGCCTAATAGATAAATCAATTTTATCAAACGTATCTTCATCTGTTAACTCTTCAGCTTCATCTAATACCCAAGTAGTAACTCCAGCCAATGATTTTAAGTTTGCAGTTTGTGTTCCTGAACTTGTTTTGATTCCTTTAAAGATTATTTTACTACCTGAATTGATATTGACGATCTCATCTTTGGTTATAATAAACTCATGTGCTAATTTAAGCAATTCAATCTTTTCTATAAATTCTGGAATGATTGATATAGATGCCGAAACCAATGTATAACGTGTGAATAGAATAACGTGACCTGATTCTCTAGATAACATAACAAGAAAAGAAGTAATAGAAAATGACTTACTACTACCTCTTCCTCCTGTTGCTATAAAATACCTAGAGTCTGAACCTAAAGCATTATACTTATCATTTACTAGTACCAACTTTGAAGTAGTCTTTAATATTGAAATCGTTTACATTCAATGTTGTTTCTACCGTATCTTTTGCTTTACCGAATAGATGCTCTGCTACAAAGATTTGACCTCTTTGTGAATCTAATAAATCTACAATAAAAGCTACTTTATTACTTTCATCCGTATCTTGCTTGTAAAGAACTTTAAGTGCTTTGTTGAACAATGTATTCACTTTCTCTTCTTCTACCTTTGGCTTTCTTCCTGCGTTCTTATTACCGCCATTATTCTTCCTATTATCTTCCATATTCAAAAAAGTATTCATTAATGATTAATTCTCATTATATGCCATCTGTTTAAAAACATCCTTTGT